GATTAACCCCGGATAAAGCTAGCTAAGCTAGGCCTACGAATAGGCTACCCAGCCTATCTTATAGCCTGTCACGGAGTCACGAGGGGTAACCCCTCCCTGACCCCATGGGATCCCTGTTCGGGAGCCCGATGACAAACCGTAGACGGCTGATGCTAGGGCTACATCAGGTGTAAAGTACTTCCAAGACACCTTGCGGTGTTTGGAAGGCCTGTATACCTTGATGTACCTGATACCACTGCGCCAGCGAGTTTGCCAGCGCTCCCTATGGTCGTGAATGACAATGTCGCCGAGATCTTTAGGACCACGGAGGCATCTGATCTGGAGGGGTAACCCCTCTAAGACCGTTCGCCATGCACGATAAACAAATGACTCTCGAACAAAGTCGCCGTTGCAGGCGGCTAAGAGACCATTTGCCATAGAGATTAGCTGTTGCGGCTCATTCGGTGACTCCTTCAGGAAGAAAGGCCTCACGGCCTCTCCCTTAAAGAAATCACCACCACAACTCTCACGGAAAGGACCACCAACACAGGATTTCTCCAAATTGACGGTGAATCCGCAAAATGCTAAAAGGGATATCACATCTCTCGAGAACTCAGTAGGCAATATCAGATCATCGCCAAAAGCGAATACTGACTTCCCTATTGAATTACGGCCTGCAACGGCCGCGACGAGACACAGAAAGATCAATGTCTCGAGCTCGAAAGTGAAACCGTTACCCATACTGCTAAACTTCTCAAGGAGACGATAACGCCCCCTAAAAAGCGTAGCCTTGCTCCGCAGGTCATCTAGAACCTGGAACCAAGTGGGCGGGAGCAGGAATTTCACAAGATTCCTGCAAACGGTGTCGCTAGCATTTGAGAGATCAAGGGTCGCAAGATGGCCCTCGCAAGAGGCCTCACGGGCGAGCCGCCTGTGAATAACTTGCCCCTGGGATAGGTTGACACCTACCCCTCTAAGTCGTCTGCGTATCACTTTGCCATAGGCAAGTTGATAGAAGAGATTGATAGACGGTTCCACGGCAATACCGCGGTCACGTTTACAATCCTTGCGAACGGTCAAAAACCGATTTCCGCGGACCTTCTTAGGAACTCTCTCCGATGACGCGCAAGCCGAAGCCCACGCAGTGCCACTCCAGGGAATTAGGAATGGCCAAGCATCGGAAGTGAAGGTGGGTACTGATGACATCTTGTCGGGAATGGTAGACAACCGTCCCCTATCGCCAAACGTCGCGCCTGGGCCAAACCGACCTTCTACAAGGTCTGGACATGGACCCAGAATTTCCGCTACCATTTTCTGCGCAGTGAGCAAAACACTCACTACGCCCGCTGGCAAAGAGTCATCGTACGATGACTCGCTCAACGGATGGAAACGGCGGTTAGCGCGTAAGCACTCTAGCTCACATGCTATGAACGTCTCCTCAGCCACGGCCTTACGGTCGAAGCTGGTGGGCAGTTCAGTGAGCTTGCGAACAATGGACGTTGCAGTGGCATCACGCCAGTAACTCAGTCCATCGTTGTAGTGCTCCGGGATCAGGTCCAACATGGCAATCTGATCCCACTCCCCCGCTACGAACAGCATCTTAACTGTCAGCGAACGGGGTGTGGCGAGGTCCTCGAGCAGTCGAAGGACCGCTTTCTCCACGGCATGTGGCAGAAAGGATTCACTCACGCTTTTCTCCTAGTCAGTCGATCAGGTCGCGGCGTACCCCGACTGGAACGCAGCCTTCACCATCGCATCCGCCATGAGGTTACCCAGTTGGGCCCCCATTTCGGCTGCGTCGGCGGCAGTGCAGTCCAGCGGGAGAGCGCCAGAACCCGTAAAGACGAACTTCGAACGAACGAGCGTGTTTCCCGAAGTATCCGTATACACAGAGGGATAGACGAAAGTTACGTCGATCCTCCGTGCTGTGTTGTCGCCGTTCGACCTCGTCGCCTGTTGAAAGAAGGGTTGTTGACCCGACGTTCCAGGCGCCGTGGACGAACGCCAGACAGCAGGGGAGCGATCCCCACCGGACGCTGCGAGAAGTGAATAGACGATATTCGTCGTCCCATCAGCTTTCTTGATGGATATATTTGCGGCTGCGGCCATATGACCTACAAGTGGTTGCGACAAGTTTAAGGGTATACCCGGCTTGTCAAAGTTTTTGAAGAAGGAGTGAGACGGCTGTCACACCCCGCGTGAAGGAGAATCCCTTGAAGGGCTTCACCTCCAATCTTGGACCCTGGATA